AATTGAAAAGTTTTGACTAAAAGGCGAAAAAACTTTAGTAATATCTTGTAAATCCTTTTTACTTAATTTCAAAGATATACTTTCATCTTTATATAAATCCAACTTAGTAAAAGTTAGATTGTCAATTGATACATAAATTTCTGTGATTATAGTCATTGCTTAGCGGATGTCAAGTATCTTATTATTAGTCTCTTCAAATACTAATTTGAAATCGATTTTGTTTTTGTCGTTTACTCGGTTCTTTCTTTCGAAGTCGGTATCTTTTAAAATAACTGGTATTTGTTCGTGGCTTTTGAAATAACCCAAGTATTCACTTTCGATTGTTTCGCTATCAATAGTTATCGTTTCGTCTATTGTAACGAAAGTACTATCGATTGTGATACCTATTGTTGAAGTCTCCTGAAAGTCGCCTTTAAATCTAATTAAATAAACTTTTGGCGAATAAACTATTTGTCTTACAACTTCTACCATTTCTTCGGTCAAAACCCCAGTTTCAATTGTGTAGGTCGCAGTCGAATCAATATCCGCAACATTTTTTGAATGAACGTAAGAAGTATTTACTCTGCTTGGGTCGCGATGTGAAATATTATTGTTTACTCTTTTAATCGTTTCTATAACCTGAACTTTTGAGTTCGGCGTAAATAGTTGATACAATCCATCTTTGTCTAAGTAAGCAATCAAATAAGGGTTAAGACTGTCCCGAATCAAAGTCGATGTTAACGGTTCTTTTAAAATTATATTACTACTCGTTGCATCTTCTAAAGTTTGTGTAAAATCAAATGATTGTTTAAAGTAATCGTGAATGCGTTCATCTTGCCATAAACTCGGTAAAGTAAAAGTTTCTTCATTATTGTATCTATAACCTAAAGTAGCAAACGATGTTCTGAAATTACGTTGTTCAATTGTGGTTTCAGTTTCTACATCCGCCTGTATTTGCCAAAACACACCCTGACCGCTAACCGCTGCCAATCCCAATTCATTATAAGCAAAGTTAGGCTCGTTATTCTTGCCGATTATAAACGATTTGATTTGTTCGGATATTTCAATATTTATATAATTATCTTCTGCACTAACTCTGTCTTTTTTAAATACGTAGTTCGGACTTCCTAACGCTTGGTTTAAATCCCCACGCCATAACCATAATCTTAAAGTAGCTTTTGTAATTCCTAATTGTTCAAGTCTAATATGTATTGGACTATTTACAAAAGAAACATCTTCTATACTTTCGATTGGTGTTATATTTGCGGGTTCCGAACTTAACTCATTTGATAGTTCGCCACCGTTCTCTAATCTAATACGAAAGATAGTTGGCACCGTAACAATATAACCGCAACGAGGCGATGTAATTACTCCAGTATCATTAATCCAAGTTAACCCACCATCAATTGACTTTTGAACTGTAACCGCAACTGGTGTTGGTGTTCCCGTAATGGTAAAATCTAAACATCCAGTCGTTGAGTTATAAGAATTAAGTACTACTGATACTGCCATTATTTTTTAATTATTTGGTCGTTGATATTCTTTATTATATTTTTTGTTGCATCTGGAATAAGTTCTTTTGTTTTAATCCAAAGTGCATTTTTTTCTCCTGAGTTTACGCCTCTTGGGTAATTAAATGCTCCGTAATACAATTGATAAAGATTTAATTCAGTATCGCTTTTTAATCTAAAGTTAACCTCGTCTTGCAACCTACCAGTATCACGTCTAAGGGTTGGACGAGCTTCTTCAATAATTAGTTCTCCAACTTTTAAAAGTTCTTCTCTAATTATTTTATCCGCTTTTATCTGTCCTTTACTCCTCCTTTTCGCCATCTTGCTTTTTACGTTTCTTTAATATTGCAGCAATATATTTCTGTGTCATTGTTTTGCTTGTTGATGCTAATGACTTCTTTTGTGATGTACGCCCTTGTTTTGTTTTGCCTTTTTCGAATGTCCCACCTCCTAATTCGGTTAGTATAATTCTGTAAGGTATTCCGTAAGGCATAAATTGCGAGGCTAATTTCTCTAACTGCGAGTTGTCGCCGTATTGGCCCCAGTATATCTGCCTAAAAATTACCTCGCCTTTAATGTAAGTAAAAGCAATCGAACGCTTCAATGTACCTTGGTCAACCCTTGCAGTCCCTTTGGCTTTCGTTACTATTGATTGTGCAATTGCTCTTACTTCTTGTTCTGTCATTTTAATTCAATCTTGAAAATGTTTTTCCTGACTCAGTCATTATAAAAACTTTTTCGTCTCTAAATATTGGAAATGATTTATATTCTTCTGAAATAACAAAACCAATAATTGAAACATCTTCATAATCTGGACACATCCTTTGTGATTCTGAATGTAAACTTAATTCTCTTTTAAATTCCGAATTATCTAATTCTCCTAAACACTCTTCTGTCGGATGTGCTTTTCTATTCATTATAGTTGAATAGCTTTTCCCTAATTCATAATTAGAGTTTAATCCATTTTTTTTAACTGTTCTTAATGTGTACATAATCTTTATATATTTATATTTTGCCTACTCTTTAGCTTTTCGGCTTACGCTATCTGATAATTTTTTTCTAATGTAAATTCAATTTCGTAATGTGTTGTTTCTTCTGAACCACACGTTAAGTAATAAATAATACCACTTGGTCTTATAATTATTCCAGTAACTATCCTTGCTTTTTGCTCTGTATCGGTAGCTAAAAAAACTATTTGTCCTATGTCAAATTTACTTTCAATTTTCATTACGCTTTTTGTTTATTGTGAATCGATAAATCAAATTCAAATTGGAATCCATCGCAACCAGACGCACCCCAATTCTTTAATGGCTTTAATGTAGTTAAATTTTCAATCATTATATTTTCGTCATTGTGTAACCTTACAATATTATTTACAAATTTTACACAAATTGCGTGAGTTTCATTTATATTATCCAAATAATTTGTATCTGTTAACAATTTATTATTCGTCTTTTTAGGTTGGATATCTCTTTGAGTGATAACGGTCAACTTATACGAGCCTATAATTGCATCGGGTAATACTTCGGACGTTGTTAAATCAATATTAACCAAAGGATAAATATTTTCTTTGTTCGCGTCTATATTGATAGTTGGTACAATAGAAATAGTATTAACCAAATTCTCGTTTTGAAAGTGATTAATTATAAAATCGTTTAACAGTTGTAGTTCATTCATTGTTGCATATTTTCAATATTCTTTTTTCGTAGTAGATATTCGCCAAGGTAAAGGAACTTCGAAGTTTCCCACTTATCTATCGATTCCATTTTAAAGAAATCCCCTTTGCAAAGTAAATACATTAATTCCATAAATCCACCATAATGCTGTGCAAATTCTTGTCGAGCCAACGACCCCTCAGTTACTTTACCAACTGAAGACGTAGGTGGCGGATTATAGAGATACTCGTAAGGTTTCTTAATCTCGTTGACTCTTTGATAAAAGACTGCATTATCTTTGTACCCTCGTATAAATTTACTTTATTAACATCTACTTTGCCGAACCAATACCAAGGGCGTAAAATACTTTGAAATAGTTCAGCATATAGTTTGTTATCAGCATATGTAACGGCATCGATAAAATTACCCGCTTTATTCAATTTAGATAATTGAATAAAGTAAGGAATGTATTTCGGTTTAGTCACGTTCAAAGCATTTGAAAACTCCTGCATATAAAATTCAAAGTTCTCTTTAACCTCTGGATAAAAATACTCTATTGTCTTTGCCGTTATAAATTCAAAGTCTTTTGGATGCTCTGATATTTCTTGCGAGAACTCCATAAACTTTAAATAAGGGATGTCGTTAGTTGATTTATACTTTGGCATTTTGATATTTATATAAAGTTCTTAGTTTGCTTAAATCTGTTTCTTCACTTGGGAACAACTCTTTAAAAGTCTTTTCCGACTTCAATTCCTTTTTATCTAATCTCCTAAACTCTTTATTCAAGAATGGAAAAAAATGTTTTAAATGTTCTTTCATATTATATTTGTTTATATTTTGAACTAAATAGATTTATAAATACTGAATATCCAGCGGCTTCTGTTATGTGGTCGTAACCACTATCTTTGTCAGGCGCACCATCTTTATAGCTTTGCTTTTCAAGTGCCTCAGCTAATGTAGGACAAGCATCGTCATCAACAAACAATTGACCTCTTTCAAATGCTAAGTTAACCGCATTGACTCTTTCGCTTACCTTTGGATTTTTCTTTGGCGCATCAACTTGAAATAATGCTTTTTTAAGTATTCCAAAGTCTGAACTTCCACTTGTGCTACGAGCGTTTCCACTTGCATCTGGGTTAATCCTTAATTTATGATTTGGGTAACGTGCTTTTAATTGTTCAACTAATGATTGGGTGTTATAAGCACTCGGTAATTCGGCAACCGCAAACATTTTCTTATCTCGTTTGATAAACACAACCGCGTTCATATTAGTAATGTTAAAATCCATTCCAATATAAAGAATTTCGCCAGCTATAATTTTTTCATTATGTCGGTGTTCTTCCCTATGGTATGAACTATAAACGCTTTCGCTTGTGATGTTTACAAACTCCCCGTAAAGATATGCTTTTAATTGATTGGTTGTATATGTGTTCTTTAAATTTTCAATATATTCTTTTGGTAGCGATGTGTTTGATTCCGTATGCGCGTGAATTATTTTCTTATGTTCATTAGCTTCTTTCTTAAAAAACTTATACATAAACTTAAAACCCTCTGGCGTACTCACGAAATCCAATTTGTTTTTTCCGTTTGGAATAACTGAACGGTTACGCGCCACAATCATATCAAATGCCGTTTGCATTTTTCTTATTGGCAAAACGTCCGCTTCATCGATTATTGCATAACCAGTTTCATAACCTACAATCAAACTTGGATTGTCCATTGAACGCAAAATAATACGTCCGTATGGTGTTGTGAACTCCTTATTTGTTTCGTGTAGCTTATAAGGAATATTTCGTAACGTCAAATACTCTGAAAAGTTCTTAAATGCAATATCACGAATAAGCGGGTATGTTGGAAGATAATAGGCAACATCGATATTAGGCATTGATAACTTCATTTCAACGGTCTTTGCTATACCTATGAACGTTTTGCCGCTACCATAACCACCAACGATTGCCGTATAAGTAGCATCGCTTTGGATAAATTCCATTTGGTGGCTAAATAATTCTATTTGCATATAAAAGTAACTGGTTCGACTAAGATTGCTTTTTGCTTATTATCCTTTTCATAACCTCCTAAATGTTTCATTAGCTTTTCAACTGCATCAAGTTTAGCAATTGTTTTTACTTTCTTTACTTCGCCTATAGCCGAACCACTAAGTCTTATTTCATCGCTTGTTAACTCTGAAATCATTTGCCTTGCGATTAATGGCATTTCTTTAATTGGTAGTAAGTTTCCATTCTCATCGTAAAGGTCTGCAATATCAAATCTAACCATACCAGAAAGAACGTTAACAAGTTCATCGATTGATGCTTTATTTCGTTCCCAAGTCTCTTGTTGTAATTCTTTTATCCTTACCGAAATATTACCGTTTGCGTGTAGCTCACAAGCTTTAACCGCTATTGTATTAGCATTCATAGCCTCAGCATCATAAGCAAGTCTGTAAGCTGTGGATTGATTACCACATACTACATAGTTTTGACAATAGGCTTCTTGTTTTGCTGTTAATTCCATAATACCACAAACTTACAAAATTATTTTTAATTCTTGGTTGGTTAATGCGAAAAAAATGTTTTGGAGTTGGTGGACTGATGTAATACTACTTATTTTTTTTGATACACTTTCTTCGTTTTCCATACTGCTTATATAAATATTTTTGTCTTCGGTATTATAATAAATATAAAATTCACAATTTTCTAAAGATTTGTCTATATCGTAAAAAAACATTGATTTACCTATATCATAATAATCTTTAATTTCTTCAAACCCACACTTCAACAATAACTCTTCGGTTAGTGGGATTGGTTCGAATTGGTCATACTCGATATAGGTTTCTTCAATGTCATTTGCAACATCTAATCCAAATTCGTGCATTCCTTTCACTTCAAAAATACTACTATCATCTGAAAACATTATTTTATTCCCAATTCTTAATTCATTTGCTTTCATAACTCATTTAAAAAAGTTATTAATTCGCTCGGCTGGTCTGATAGTAGGTTTGATTTTAGACTCCATCTTTTAATTAATAAAATGAAATATGTTTGTGATTGATTTAATGACACTAAATACTCCAACACGTGATTAAGTTGTATTGGTTTGCCGTATCCTAAAGCTATATACAACTCAGGTATCGCTTTTCTAATCTTTTGTTCTAATTCGTTTAGCATTGGTTATTTTTTAAAATTATAGATAGAGTTGCACACGTCAAATACAATTTAAGAATGTCACATACGTTAACTTCTCTCTATCTATTTTATTTGGTTATTGTATTTAGTGTTGTAGTAGGTTTCGAATTCTTGCTCCATTCCTTTTCTAAAATCTTTGTTTTCCATTTTTGTAATTGATAAATTAACCATATCGATACAGCAAGATTCAGCGTGTTGTTTTTCTTTTGGTAGGAGTTCAAATGCTTTAAATAAAAATTCTTTAGGTTCTAACATTCCGTCTTGATTTTCTTTTAAAAATTCAATCAACTCCATCATCGGTGTAAGTTCTTTATTCTTTTCCATAATATTGGGTTTTAAAAATTTGTAATAGTTCGGTTGTTGTTTTTAAACGACCATCAGTGTTTTTAAACATTTTAACATCTTCATTAAATCTATATCCTGATACTTCTAACCAATCCAATAACTTCACACTAAAGTCATCGGTTATTTGTTCGCATTGTTCTTCGTTGTGACAGTATATTACACCGCCTTCGTCATATTCGTCTAAATTCTCAAACTTCTCTCTTAATTTATTCATTTTTTTTAGGGTTTTAGTATTAATATTCATACTCCAACAGTCATCACATAATAATTCTCCATTAGGTTTTTGAGGCGTTATACTATAACTTCTGCAATTATTACATTTTGGTTTTGTTATTTCCATACTCTTCTTTCAATTTCGTTAAATACTCATCCATTTTTTTTACTAACTCAGGTCTGAAACGCCTTTGATATAAAATGTTTCCTTTGGGTTTTGCTCCTGAGTTTGGACGTGAACCGCCGTGTGTTTTTTTCATAATAATTCTAATTGATTTGGGTTTACAATTTGTTTTACGGTTTGATGTTTTTGAATTTCATAAAGTCCGTTTTTTAATCTTTTTAGTAATTGTGATTTCACCATTCTACTTAAAACTTCTCCAGTATGTTTAGAACCATTTACAAAATAACAATTACCAATTAATTGAACTGCTTGTATTTTAGTAATTTGGTTATTATTTTTACTTGCAAACTCTAAAATCATTTTTTGTTTTTCACTAATCATAATAAATTATATTTTTTTAATAAATTTTCTGTAGTTTCTTTGGCTTGTTTCTTAGTTAAGAAAATATTTTGATTTAAAGCTATAAAACCATCATTTAATTTTACACTAACGAACCAATCAAACTTAGTTACAATTCCTTTTGTAATTGTAAAAGTTCCGTTTTTAAATTCATAAGTATAAGTAGATGTTGTCATAATTTCTATTTGTTTATTATTATGATGTAAAAGTAATATATAGCTTTGATATACGCAAATAAAAATCAAACTTTAACATTTAATTCCCCAAAATACGTAGTCTATCTCCCTCTGCAACCTCTCAGCAGTTTCTTTGTCGCCTTTAACTATTGCGTTGTGTAGGTCTTTTTGCTTTTGTTCTATTGTGTATTTTGGATTTTTACGCGCCATAATTTATATTGTTCAAGTGATCTAAAAATTAAATATTCAAAACCAAGATCAGATAGTTTACTTTCAAATATCTTTTGTTGATCTGATTGTATTCCTTTTTCTGTTTTTAATTCGATAAAAAAAACTTTATTTTTAATTATCAATATCAAATCTGAAACGCCAGACATGACTCCAGTTGCTTTTAAAAGTTTAGCTTCAAGTATATTTCTCGATCCGCCATTTGGAACTGCAAAAATAATGCTTTGCTTCTTGATCGAATAATTATTATTTTCAAATATAATAATTTGCTGTTGTAATTGTGATTCTGTCATAATTTTAAAAAAGGTAACCGAATATTAGTTAATGTGTTGATTTTCAATAAAGTTACCAAAATGCTGAAAATCAATTTATTTTACATAGATTTATGTGTAATTATTCATTATTATAAAAATAAAAGTAATATATTATACTATACATAGTTTATTTATATATATTTAGGTAACCAGGTAACCAAATAGCTTAAAGCTTTATAAACATTGACTTTTTTCGGTTACCTTTTTTAAAAAATTTAGGTAACCGCAGGTAACTTAGGTAACCTAAAACGGTATTTCGTCAGAATTTTCTTCTGTATTTTGATATTTAGCAAAAAGTACGATGCCTTTTTTCTGTCCTAAATTTGTTTTATGATTCTTATAAACCAGCTTATTTTTGGTAAAAATATCTTTCAATTCAAACTTATTTATTTTTGTTGCTGTTGTTGCGTTTATGTAATTCATAATCTCGCCTTGATTCAATATTCTAAATTCTGTAAATACCTCTGTTTTTTCAATTGAAAATCTACTAAAAAACAGTTCTTCAACTGGAATTATCTCGATATTTTTACGTGTGTTTTCTTCTAAATAATTAAAATCTTCACTGCTGTAAATTTTCCAATCAAATGAATTTTCTCGATATATTTTAAAGACTTCGCGCCATAAACTATCTGTATCAATTTTTATCATTTGATCATAATCTATACTTTCAACATTAATTGGTAATATACGTCTATTACCAGTAACGTCTTTTAAGACATCACTTTCATTAGATGTTCCACAAAGTGAAGCTCTGCGTTTCATTTTAGAATAAAACGCGCTATAAGGCAGCCTTATATCAATTTGGTTAGCGTCCGCTATCTTTTTAAAATCTTTTACATCGCGAGTAGCTAATCCACCGAACTCATCATCAAGAACTAACAAACCTTTTACGAGGTTATAAATACTATCTTTATCTTTAGCGTCTATTTTATGCTCGATCAAATACTTTTTAAGATCATCAGGTAATAAGTTTCTAAAGAATGATGTTTTTCCAGTCCCTTGTTTTTGTCCGCATAAAACCAATGTTAAAGGAGATACTTTAGGTTCATTAATTGGTGCGATCCAATTGTGAACACAGCCGACAATCCACTTTTTAAAAGCCCATACGTTATAATCTGATTGTGGTTTAACGCAATTAATATATTTTTCAATTAACCCACTTTCAAATTCTTTTATTTTAAAAAATTCGTTTAAAGGATTGTGAGTTTCGGTAGCTTCTGAGTTGATCATATCGCGAACATCCGACTTTGAAACTCCAAAAGGTAAGCAATTTTTACAACTGAAATAAATACTATTCAATTTTGTATCGTCTAAAACGACTTTATTTATAAATATTTCATTTGTTATGCTGTCGCGAACTGGGTTAAAATTTTCTTTTATAAAGTTTTTAAGTTGATTAACTTCTGTTTCTTCATTTTCAACATTGTACTTTATATTAGATTCGATCAAGTGTTTAATTAAATTCTCATCAGGATCATTAATTTTTAAAACTTCAACAATATGTTTCTTTACACTTTCAATTGTCGGATTACCTTGTGCTTTTTGTGATGCAACGGTAGTTATAGTTTTTTTTGTTTTATCGCTATAAATTTCAATTCCTTGCTCTTTTACATAATGATAAAAAGTAGAAATAGTTATTGATCCTTTTTTGCAAAAATTACTATAATGACGTTCAATATTTTTAGGGTCGTATTTTGATCCATTTTGACAAATAGCTTTAAAATAATTCAAACCACTTTCACCAAATTCTGATCCAATAGCAAAACCAATATTTACATATCTTTGATAATCATCTTGGCAAAGATCAATTGTAGAAAGTTTTTCTAATACTTGTGTAAAATCGTCTTGAACAAAAACAAAATTTTCTTTTACTTTTGGCTTGTCTATTTTTGATTTTGCAATAAACTTTTTTGCATTTTCGTTATGGAATAAATAAGGATCGTAACTAAAAAATCTTAATCTGTTTTTATTTTTACAGCTGGGATCAATTGTTAAATTAAAATTATCCCAATAGTACTGACCTAAGTCATTAAAAGATTCTAAAAACTTATTTGGATTAATCTTAACAAAAACACAAACGCCATCGCCTCCAAATGATCTGTGAGAAATAAAAGTATATTTATCGTTATTAATTTTTGTGATCGTATCAATATCAACTTGATCATCAATATCAATTACAATTAATCCGTTAAGCTCTTTTATATTGCTTTCTATTTTTGATCCTTGATTCATAATTGCTGAACCAGTTACGCAAGGCATTTCGTTTTTTAATAAAGTATATGCTTTTTTATCTGACTTAACAGCGCGAGCTTTTAAAATAATATCTTGATATTTACCATTTTTGACTACGTCAATATAGTGTGATAATTCAATATCAATTTTATTTTTATCTTCTTTGTTTTGGTAACTGCTTAATTTAATCGTTTCCATATTTTTTATCAAATGATTCGTTTAGTATTTTTTCAGTAAATGAACTATATTTTACGTGTTTGCTATCTTTTAAAATTGATCCTATAATTTTAAAATAAATGGGTCTTAAATGTACGTCAAATTTATTTCTAAATTGTAAATTTTGTCTGTGATAAATAAAAGATTCCTTTTTTATATCAAGTTTAAATAAAAATAAAACCCATTTTTGTTTTAATATTTTCAAAACCTCATATTTTGTTGATCCTTTATTTAAGAAAAAATTAAGATCAATTGTAGGAATTTCAATTTTATTCTTTTTACCTTTTATTTCAAATAATTTTTCAGGCTTATCTTCTTGATCAACTTCTTCTATTTCAACTTCTTTACCACAATTAGGACAAATTTTTTCTTTTTTAGGAAACATAAACCCACAATCAACACAATCTTGCATTTCTTCAATTATGTTTTTTATTTTCTTATCAAAAAATATTTTATTCCAATCTCGATCGAAACTAAAAACTTGATGCTCATCATTATTATTACCTCCGTCAATTAAAATAAAATATGGTTTTTCTGTTTTATTTGTTGGTCTTGCTCCGCGTCCAGCTATTTGAATAAATAAAGATAATGATTTTGTGGCTCTCGCTATTAAAATCACCTCTACATCGCAAACGTCAAAACCTTTTGTAAAACAACCAGTATTGATCAGTAATGCGTCTTTTGTATTTTTAAACCAATCTATAATCCCATCACGCTCATTTGGGTTATTATTTACACTATCATAAGTTTTTACGTTTTTATCTTTAAATAAGTCCGCATAGATCGCGTTTGTTTCTGTACTTGATGTAAACAATAAAGTTTTTTTACCATCGCAAATATTATCATATGTTTTACGTAAAGATTTTTTGTATTCTTCACTTTGAAAAACTTCTTTTAAACTTGAAGCTGTAAATTCGCCACTTGCGTCAGTTTTTAAAGGAGAGCTATCAAATTCAATATACTCATTTTTTTCTTTAATCAAGTAGCCATTATCTATTAACCATTTTATAGGCTTGCCACAAATAATATCATCATAAACATCGCTCATAGTTTCAACAGCTGTTTGTAGATCATTTATTTTATAACGCTTTAATCTTACTGGCGTAGCTGTAAAGCCTATAATTTTACATTGATCAAGATAAGGAAATAATTTATTAAATTCCCAAATATGGCACTCATCAACTATACAATAATTAAACTTAGGCATTTTTTTTCTTCTGTTCCAAAGACTTTTTACCATTGCTACAATAATTAAATTGTCAGGCATTTTCTTTTGACCAGCTAAAACACATCCAACATCTAAGCCTTGTTTTTTAAAAGTATCTATTGTTTGGTTTACAAGATCAATACTATCAACTAAAATTAATGTTTTAGAATTTAGTTGAGAAACTAATTCTGTAAATATCACAGTCTTGCCACCACCAGTACTTAATTGAACACAAAGCCGATCAACAACTTTTATTTTTTCAAATATACCATCAAGCAATTCCTGTTGATATGGTCTTAAGGTTTTTTTCATATTAAAAGTTAAATCCCATCAAATCGGCAGTATTGTGAGAAGTGCCTCCTTGATAGGATTTATATAATATTTTCGTATTTATAATGCTTCTCACGTCATTAGTTTTACAAACCTACAAAAAATAATCCGAACTTAAAAATTAAATTCGGATTAAATCAAAGGTTTTTATCAATAGTTTAAAGTTTGGATTGTCTCAGAAAGGTAAATCGTCGTGTTCTTCTTCTTTAAAGTTGGTTGCTGGAGCAAATGCTTCTGCTGGTTTTGGTGGCATATTACCAACGTTATTATCTTTCAGTTTCTCAATTCTCCATCCTTTAATCGAATTAAAATATTTAGTTTCTCCTTGTGGATTAACCCAACTGCGACCCCCTATATTAATGCTAACCTTTAAATTTTCCCCAATAGATAAATTGTTTAATAAATCCGCTTTATCTTGAGGAAATTCAATCATTATCGATTGAGGGTATTGTTCGTCTGTAGTAATTACTAATTCTCTTTTTTTAAACGAATCAGTAACTTGTATTACATCGCTTACTACAATTGCTTTTCCTAATAGTTCCATAATTATTCTTCTGTTTTAATTGTTAATTCATTTTTTCTTTTATCTTTCATTTCAGTAAATTCTTTATCAGTTTGTAATGATTTGTATTTACTCCAAACTAACTTCAATTCTTCAATATTTGCTACTATTTCCATTTCATTAATAGCAACTTGTTTTTCACTAACTCCACTATTACACCAATTAGCAATTAATTGACCAGTTTCTTCTGTTATTAAGAAAGGATTTTTACCCTCAAATAAGTTTGTACGGTCTTTTGATGGTATTGCTAAATGTGTGTCTCTATCAATATTAAGAGATATTGTAAGTTCGTATTCCCAACCCTCACGTTGAACATCTTTCATTCCTACTTTTTTAACCTTTTTATCATCTCCCATTACGGTTTCCATTTTAGAACGGGTGCAGGTTATTACGTGAGCAGAACAATGTAAAACAGAGTTTATAAATTTATCGTGTCTAGGTGTTGTTTGCG